GAAACCATACGACGCGACCACCGCCTCTCCGCATAGTGGCAGACGACGACATCCACGCCCTCGCAGCAAGCCTCCACGAACACCTGCAACAAGAGGCCGAACGGTTCCTCACCGCCGCAGACGACCAAACCGACCTAGAACTGCCAGACACAGGCGTCCTCACAGGCTGGTTCCTCGTCACCGAATGGCACGGCACCGACAACCAACCCTGGCTCACCTACCACTGGAAACCCGGCCAACCCCAATGGCTAAGCAGAGGACTACTAGCCGAAGCACAAACAGACCTGTAGGTACGTCCGACCGCCGCGTTACCCTCCCAAATGCGCGTGAACAATCCGCGTCGTCCGTGCAGACCCACGCACGCACGCACCTACCAGACGTGCCACCACAGCCACCCCCAACCGGGTGGCTTTTTGCTTGCCAGAGAACTCTTCGACATACGGAGTCACAGACCCACGCCCGTGGCACCCCCGGGTGGGGTACCCCGACTAGATGGCAACACGGCAGCAGCACCCGCACTCAGCGTATCCCCCCCCGGGGTACCGGAGGCCGAAGGCGGAGCGCGGCTACGGCCGGGAGCATCAGCGGCTGCGCCGGATTTGGGCGCGCGTTGTGGCCGCGGGGTTGGCTTCGTGCGCTCGGTGTTCGTTGCCGATCGAGCCGGGGACGCCGTGGGATCTTGGACACGACGACGCGGATCGGTCCGTGTACTCGGGGCCGGAGCATCGGGCGTGTAACAGGGCGACGGCTGGCCGGCGGAGGGTGTCGCGGTCGTGGTGATCGGGTGCGCGGCGCCTCGGGTGCGGTCGGTGCCGGAGTACGCGTACTCGCGCGGCGGTGAGGCGGTCGAGCTCGCCGCTCGTGGTGGCCTGGTTCTGGACGAGCATCAGACGGATGTGATCGAGGCGCTGCTGGGGTATCGGGAGGATGACCGGTTTGCGTGTCGTGAGGGGGCGGTGGTGGAGCCGCGCCAGAACGGGAAGGGCGGCATCCTGGAGGCGCGGGAGCTGTACGGGGTGGAGGTGCTCGAGGAGGAGCTGCTGATCCATTCGGCGCACGAGTACGCGACGGCCCTGGAGGCGTTCTACCGGATGACGGTTCTGGTGGAGGAGGCGGGGTTGCGTGTTCGGAAGGTGCGGAACGCGCACGGCGAGCAGGGCATCGATTTCATGAACGGGTCGCGGCTCAGGTACAGGACGCGGACGAGGGGCGGCGGGCGCGGGTTCTCGTGCGATTTCCTGGCGTTGGACGAGGCGATGTTTTTGCCGGAGTTCGCGTTCGGGGCGTTGACGCCGACGCAGTCGGCCAGGGGGAACCCGCAGATCGTGTACACGGGGTCGGCGGTTGATCAGGAGGTTCATGAGCACGGCGTGGTGTTGGCCCGCGTGCGGGAGCGTGGCCTGGCCGGGACGGATCCGGCGCTGGCGTATTTCGAGTGGTCGCTTGACTACGGGCATCCGGATGAGGTGCCGGCGGAGGTGGCGGAGGACGAGTCGGCTTGGGCCGCGGCGAACCCGGCGTTCGGGGTGCGTATCCGGTCGGAGAGCGTCGCGTTCGAGCAGCGGGCGATGTCGGAGCGGACGTTCGCGGTGGAGCGGCTCGGGGTTGGGGATTGGCCGGCGACTGACGGGGGCGGCGGGTCGGACATCACGGCGGAGGAGTGGGCGGCGCTCGCGGACCCGGAGTCGCGTCTGCTTGACCCGGTGTGTCTCGCGTTCGATGTGACGCCGGCGCGGGCTTCGTCGTCGATCTCGGCGGCGGGTCTGCGTTCGGACGGACAGTTCCACGTCGAGCTCGTCGAGCGGAAGCCGGGGACGGACTGGGTGGTGGACAGGGTTGTGGAGTTGTGCGCCGCTCACAGTCCGGTCGCGGTGTTGTGCGAAAGCCGGTCACCGGCGGCGTCGCTCGTTCACAAACTGGAGGCCGCGGGTGTTGCTGTGCGCGTCGTGGATTCGGCGGAGCACGCGAAGGCGTGCGGACTGATCGTGGACGTGGTGAAGCAGGCGCGGCTGCGTCATCTGGGGCAGCCGGAACTGACGTCGGCGGTGAAGGGCGCCGCGAAGCGGGCGTTGGGGGACGCGTGGGCGTGGGCGCGCCGCGTGTCCCGGGTTGATATCGCGCCGCTGGTGTCGGTGACGTTGGCGCTGTGGGGAGCTTCGAGTCAGGTGCCGCGGCCGGTGTACGCGGCGGGGGGGCTGACGTGAGCAGCATGCCGTTAGAGACAGGGGCTCCCGAGTGGTGGCTGTGGAAGCTGTACGGGCAGTTGGAGGCGCGCCGCGGCGACATGGAGAAGTTCGACGCGTACTACCGCGGCGACCATCCGTTGCCGTTCATCACTAAGGCGCACGAGCCGAAGTTGTTCACGGAGTTCCGCAGGATGTTGGAGGAGTCCCGGTCGAACTTCTGCCGGCTGGTCGTCGACGCGGTCGAGGAGCGGATGCAGATCGAGGGGATCCGGTTGTCGACGAAGTCGTCGCGGACGGACCGGAAGGCGTGGGATATCTGGCAGGCGAACCAGATGGATTCCGACTCGAACGTCGCGATGATCGAGTCGTTGACGATGGGGGTTTCGTACCTGTCGGTTTGGGCGGGGGAGAAGTACCCGGTGATCGCGGTGGAGGATCCGCGGCAGACGATCGTTGCGTATGTGCCGGGCACGAACTATCGGGAGCGGGCAGCCGCGTTGAAGGTGTGGACGGACGATTGGACAGGCCGTATCCGCGCCAACGTGTACCTGCCCAAGGGCATCTACAAGTTTGAGCAGCAGTCTGGCGGAGGTGGCGGCCCGGTGGTGGGCCCGCCGACGCGGTGGCCGGGGGAGGCGTCAGCGCCGCCGCCGGCACGAGGCAGCGGCGGTGTGCCGGAGGCGCGGTGGGTTGAGTTGGAGTCGGAGTTCGCGCCGAACGGGGTGGGGGTCGTCCCGATCGTGCCGCTGCGGAACCGGCCTCGGCTGCTGTGCGAGGGCGAGTCGGAGCTGTCGGACGTCACGAGCGTGCAGAACGAGATCAACGGGCTGCTGTTCCTGCGGCAGCTCGCCGCGTACTTCTCGAGCCACCGGCAGAGGTGGGCGAGCGGCATCCAGATGATCAAGGAAGACGGCACCCCGAACGTCACGATCAACACGGCTGTCGATCAGTTGTGGTGGAACGCGAACCCGGACGGGAAGTTCGGCGACTTCGAGCAGACCGACCTGTCCGGGTACATCCAGTCGATCGAGCAGATGGTCGGCCATATCGCGATCACGACGCGGACTCCGCGCCACTACCTGCTGCCGGAGGGCCAGGAGCCGTCCGGTGATTCGGTGAAGGCGGCGGAGTCGGGGCTCGTGAAGAAGATCCAGCGGAAAATGCGGCCGTTCGGTGAGGGGTTCGAGGAGGCGCTCCGGTTGGCCCGGTTGTTCTCGGGTGCCGGGTCGACGCCCCCGAACTCGGAGATCGTGTGGGCGGATCCGCAGATCCGGACGGAGGCGGAGATCACTGACGCCGCGATCAAGAAGTTGCAGGCGGGCCTGATCGACCGGAGGCAGGCGCTCGAGGACGTCGGGTACACGCAGACGCAGATCGAGCGGATCCTCGCCACGACCCCGGAGCCGCCGACAGTTCCAGTTCAGCCGGAGGAGATCCCGGCGTAAACCACGGCGCCCGGGAATGGGGCGCCGGCACTCACATGAGGAGCTAGGAAAACATGGCCGAGCCAGTCGGAGATGCAGGCGTGGACCCACCGGCAGACGTTGACCCGCCGGAGACGCGCACGTTTACTCAGGACGACGTCGACCGGATCGTCAAGGAACGCGTCGCCCGCGTGAAAGCCGCGCCGCCCGACGACTACGAGGAACTCAAGGCCGCAGCCGCCCGGCTCGCGGAGCTCGAGGAGTCGCAGAAGACCGAGCTGGAGAAGGCGCAGGCGCGGGCGGACGCGGCCGAGAAGGAACGCGAGAAGGTGGTCAGCGAAGCACGCGAGATCCGGGTGCGCGCCGCGATCCTCACCGAAGCCGCGAAGCCCGACCGGAAGGTTGTCGACCCGGATCTCGTCGCGTCGCTGCTTAGCCCCGACCTGGAGTTCGACGACGACGGCACCCCGACCAACGTCGCGAAAGCGATGGACACACTGCTTGAGCAGCGGCCGTATCTGGTCGTGCAGGAGGCAGGCACGCGCGGAAGCGCGGATCAAGGAGCCCGTCAGGCAGGTGGCCCCAGACAGGTCACCGAGACGGAGCTCAAGACGATGAAGCCCGAGCAGATCGACGCGGCCCGCAAAGAAGGCCGCCTCAACGACCTCCTCGGGGTTCGCTGAACCTCCCAAGGAGCTGAGAGCAAATGGCAGTCGATGGCTTCAGGCCGGAAATCTGGTCGGCCGCAATCCTCACGAACCTGAACAACGAGATCGTCTACCCGGCGCTGTGCAACCGGGACTACGAGGGCGACATCTCGAGGGCAGGCGACACCGTCCACATCACGTCGATCGGTGCCGTCTCAAGCCGTGCGTACACCGAGCTGACGACGATCTCGTGGGACGAGGTCGCGGACTCGCAGACGGACCTCAACATCGACCAGAAGCGGTACTTCGCGCTGAAGGTCGACGACGTCGAGGTGAAGCAGGCGTTGCCGTTCCTCGACGAGGCAGCCCGCGAGGCCGCCTACTCGCTGCGCGACAACGCCGACAGCGTCGTTTCGGCGGCGATGTACACGGCGGTCAACAACGGCGCCAACGACCTCGGCGCGTTCACCGCGGACATCTCGGACAACACCGCGTACAAGCTGCTCGTCGATCTGCGGACGACGCTCGACCGGGACAACTGCCCGTCCGACAACCGGTGGGTCGTGATCCCGCCGGAGCTCGAAGGGGCGCTGCTGCAGGACAACCGGTTCGTCGACGCGTCCGCGTCGGGCAGCACCGATCCGCTCCGGAACGGGTTCATCGGCAGGGCGGCCGGGTTCAACATCCACAAGTCGAACCAGACGCCTGACCCGACCGCGTCGACGTACGCGGTCATCGCTGGGCATCCGACGGCGACGACGTTCGCGCAGCAGATCCTCGAGACCGAGGCTCTCCGTCTGCAGGACTTCTTCGGTGACGGCGTCCGCGGCCTCCACGTGTTCGGCGTGAAGGTCGTCAGGCCGACGTGCCTCGCGATGGCGTCCGTGACGGTGCAGGCGTAAGCATGAACGTATGGCTCGTGGTTCCCGCGCGCGGACGGCTTCCCGTCACAAGGCTCTGCTTCCAAGGGCTGACGTGGCTACGTGGGATGCTTGCCGCGCGCGGGATCACGGCCAACGTTCTGTGTGTCGCTGACGACGAGAACGTGAACGTGGCTGCCGAGCACGGGTTCGACGTGCTGGAGGTTGCGGAGCCGCTCGGCAGGAAAGTCAACGCCGGCTTCGCCCACGCCCTCCAGCACAACCCGGATTACGTCGCGTTTTCCGGGTCGGATGACTGGCTGCACCCCGACCTGTTCGAAGGGTTGGACGGGGAACGCGTCAGGGCGGGACGGAAGCTCGCCGTCGTTGATGTCGAGCGCGGCCGACTGATGGAAGTGACGACGCAGAAGCAGTCTCAGGCTGTGCCGTGGCTTATCCCCGCCAAGCATGTCCCCGCTGTTCCGCTGATGGACAAGCTGATCCGGGGCGCCGACTTCATGCTGAGGCAGAAGCTCCCGGACGTCCGCACGTGGGACATGCACGACCCGCATCCGCTCTGCCGGGTGGACTTCAAGACGGCAGACAACCTCACTCCGTACGCCGGGTACGCGCATCTGGCGCGAGGCGAGGTGGACGCGTGGCCCCAGCTTGAGCAGCGATACCCGGTGTATCTCGCCGCGCTCGCCGCGTCAGCGTCCGCAGCTATGCAGCAGGTGGCCGCGTGACATACGAGCGCCAGATCACGGTCGTGTTCGACGACCCCGAGTTGATCGAGTACCTCGGGACGGTCGAAGTCGACGACCTTCCCGTCATCGAGTTGCGGTGCAACGTCAACGGCGAGACGTGGCAGAAGGTCGGCGACGAGTGGGTCAAGATCACGCCCGAATACACCTGGACTGGCGGCGGATGATGTCGCTGTGGTTCGTCGTCCCCGCGCACGGCCGCGCAGACCTGACCCGCGTGTGCCTTCGAGTCCTCGCAGACACGTGCGAGACGCTCACCGACAACGGCATCCAAGCGACCGCTGTCGTCGTCGGCGACGACGAAAACATGGACACCGCCCGCGACCTCGGGTTCGGCACCATCGAGCAGGACAACACGCCGCTCGGCCGGAAACTCAACGACGGCTACCAGCTCGCCGCCGACCCCGCGTACAACCCGCGGCCCGCCGACTACGTGGTGCCGTTCGGCAGCGACGACTGGATCCAGCCGTGGCTGCTTCTGAACGTGACGTTGCCGAAGCCGAACACGATCATGTGCTTCTCACGGTGCGCCGTCGTCAGCGAAGACGGGTCGCGCATCGCCCGGTTGACGATCCCGTTCGCCGGGGTTGGCGTCCGCGTCATCCCCACCCAGCTCCTCGAGGCGTGCGGCTACCGGCCCGCGCCGGAGGATCAAAGCAGCGGCCTGGACAGGGCGACGCTCGACCGGATCACCAAGGCGAACAAGCATCGCAACCGGTTGGACGTCGTCGACAACCAGCCGTTGCAGATCATCGACTGGAAGACCCGCGGCGGCAACATCCATTCGTACGACTGGTATGTGCGGGGCCACCGCGGCACCGAAGCGCCGTGGGCGTTCAGCGCGGGCCGCGAGTACCCGGAGTGGGCGCTCGACGAGATGCGGGCCGTGTACGAGGGAAGCCTGGTGGCGGCGTGAGCGCAACCATCGAGACGGCCTACGCGGCGAACTACGCGCGCATCGCGTCCGAGCACATGCAGCACATCCGCAACACCGGCCGGAACCCGTGGCAGCCCGTCGCCTGCGTGATCGGCATGACCGCCATCACAGGCGGCGTCGTCCGCCACTTCGTGCCGCTCGGCTCCGACCTCCTCGACGTCGGCTGCGGCCCCGGCGACCTCCTCCGAACCCTCCCCGACTACAACCGGCACGGCGTCGACCTGAGCACCGAGTACCTCCGGGCCGTCGAGGAGATGGGCGTCGAGGTCGCGTGCGCAAACGCGGAAAACCTGCCGTACGCGGACGAGTCGTTCGACGCGGTCGTGTGCGCCGACGTCCTCGAGCATGTCCTTGACCTGCACGCCACCGTGTCGGAGGCGCTCAGGGTGCTGCGGCCTGGCGGGCACCTGATCGTCCGCGTCCCGCTCGAGGACGACCTGTCGCCGTACCTGAAGTCGCAATACGAGTTCGTGCATCTGCGCCGGTTCGACGAGCCGACGTTGCAGTTGATGTTCGGCCGGATCTTCACCACGACGGTGGTGCTGATGTTCGGGTTCGACGTGCGGACGGAAGGGACGTTGGCGCGGGAGATCGTGTGCGTCGTGAGGAAGCCGGCGTGATCGTCACCGCCGCGCTCGCGTGGTTCGACGAGCCGCTGTGGCAACTGGAGGATTGCGTGCGTGGCCTCCCGACGATCGCTGACCGCGTGGTCGCGGTGGACGGCGGCTACGCCCGCTACCCGAGCGCCGCGGCGTCGAGCCCGGAGGATCAGGCGGACACGATCCGTCGTGTCGCCGCCGAGGTGGGCCTCGAGTGCGAGATCCACACGCCGGACAGGTTGTGGGCCGGCCAGGTGGAGAAGCGGTCGTTCCTGCTTCAGAAGGCGACCGAGGGTGCCGACCCGGCCCGCGACTGGTTCATGGCGGTCGACGCCGACCACATCTGGACGGGGCCGCGCCGTCTGATCCGACTTGAGGTGGAGCAGGCGCCGGCGAACCAGGACGGGTTCACGGTTCCGATGTTCACGCCGATGAACCCGGACAGGCCGCTCGCGGAGTCGGCGGCGGGGGAGTGGCACAAGCAGCACGCCGACAAGTTCCTGAGCCCGCAACGGCTGTTTCGTTCGTACGCTGACGTGCGGGTGGAGCGGTACCACTGGTGGTACTCCGCGGTGAAGAACGGCCGACGCATCTGGTTGTGGGGCGGCGACAGGAAGCTGCCGCAGGCGGCGATGCGTGAGATGCAGGCGCCGATGCTGGTGGAGCACCGCTGCCTGTTCCGCGAGCCGAAGCAGATTCAGCGGAACCGCGAGTTCTGCGAGGACCGCGTCGCGATCGTGGCGGAGACGGGGCAGGAAGACGACGTCAACGTCGAGGTGGCCGCGTGAAGGTCGTCTGTTTCGGGGACAGCATCACGGAAGGGCAGTACTCGGACGTCGCATGGCCCGAGTTCCTGCAAGGCGTGGAAGCGGTGAACAAGGGCGTCTCCAACGACACCACCCGCATGATGCTCGAGCGGTTCCCCACCGACGTACAGCAACAGAAGGCGTCGGTCGTGGTGATTCAGGCAGGACACAACGACGCGAACCGGTGGGAAACAGACCGGGGGCTGCCAAGGGTGTCGGCTGACGCGTACGGCGCGAACCTGCGGGAGATGGCGCACCGCGTCCGCGTGTTCGGCGCCACCCCCGTCTTCTGCACCATCACCCCCACCCACACCACGGCTGCGTACGCCGAAGACGTCGAGTTCTACAACACCATCCTCGAGCGCGTCGCCCGGAGCGAGGACGTCCTCCTGAGTGACGTTCGGGTCGCGTTCTCCGGGCAGGACTTGGAGCTGCTGCTTCTCGCGGACGGGTTGCATTTGAGCGCGGAGGGCCACGAGCTGTACGCGACGTGTGTGCAGCAGGCTTTGGCGCCGCTGGCGGTGTTCGCGTGATGGGGCGATTCCAGTTCTGGCTACAGAATCGCGAAAGCTGGACGGTCGCTCGCTTCGGCAACCTCATCAGCGATCTGCGGTATTGGACTTGGCGAGCCCGCGGGAGCAAGCCGTGAACAGCATTCACCCGTCGGCGATCGTGTGGCCGAACGTCACCCTTGGCGACGGCGCCCGCGTCGAAGCGAACGTCATCCTCGGAAGCGTCACCGGTGAGCCGCTCACGATCGGAGCCGGCGCCGTCATCCGTTCAGGCAGCCGCATCTACGGCGGCGTCCGCATCGGCAACAACCTCCGAACCGGCCACAACACACTGATCCGCGGCGACGTCCAAGCAGGCGACGGGTTCCACATCGGCTCCTACTCCAGCGTCGAAGGCACCGTCTGGATCGGCGACGACGTCATCCTGCAGGGCCGCGTCGAGGTCGCTGATTCGTTCCTGCATGACCGCTGCCGCATCTGGGTCGGAACGTACGTGTGCGACAACGTGTGGCCGCCCGACGGACGGAAAGCCCCACCCGTCATCGGCAAGGACTCCAAGATATTCGCCGGGGTTATCGTGATGCCCGGAACGAACCTCGGCGACGGCTCCGTCGTGGCGGCCGGAGCGGTCGTCTCCGGAGACATTCCGCCGGGGGTGCTGTACACCCGCGACGGATACCACCAAGCCCTTAGAAGCGAGCCTGTAGCCGCTTGAGGGTACTCGTGACAGGCGCAGCGGGGTTCATCGCCTCGCACCTGTCCGAGCGCCTCAAAGCAGCCGGCCACACACTGGTCGGGATCGACAACCTCGAAACCGGACGCCCTGAGAACTGGGGGGACCTCGGCGACATCTACGAGGAATCGATCGCGGAAAGGGACGTCCTGTACGGCATCGCTAACCGGGTGAAGCCCGACCTGATCGTTCACGCCGCCGCCTCCTACTCGAACCCGAACTACTGGCATCGCGACACCGACACGAACGTCACAGGGTCGATCAACGTCGCCATCGCCGCGAAGCATCACGACGCCCGCGTCATCTACTTCCAGACGGCGCTTCCCCCCATCTCGAGTTACGCCATCTCGAAAATCGCGGGGGAGGAATACCTGCGCCTTTCAGGCGTGCCTTTGACGGTGTTTCGGCTCGCGAACATGTATGGCCCCCGCAACGTGTCCGGGCCGATCCCCACCTTCTACAAGCGGCTCACGGCCGGGGAGCCCTGCACCGTCGTGAACACCGCCCGCGACATGGTGTACGTCGACGACCTGGTCGACGCGTGCATGGCCGCGATCGAGCGTGAGGCGCTCGGCCGGTTCGATATCTGCTCCGGCGACCACCTCCCGATCGAGCGGCTGTACCGGGCCGTCGCGGACGAGCTCGGCGTCGACACCGAACCTGGGCGTGCGAATGCCGGGTCGGACGACGTGAAGCAGATGCAGTTGGACGGCACGCTGGCGATCACCCGCCTCGACTGGAAACCCAAAGTCGGGCTCGCCGAAGGCGTCGCCGCCGCCGTCGCCTGGTACCGCGAACACGGAGTCGCTCAGACATTCACCCACCTGTCCATCCCTGAAAGGACGGCGAAATGACCGACCTGCTCTCCATCATCACCGGCGCCGTCCACGACGCCGTCGAAGCCGCCACCGACCCTGTGGGGGCGGTCGTGTCGGGCGGCATCGACTCGTCAACCGTCACCACGCTGGCGCGGGAGCTGCGGCCGAACATGCACACGTTCACCGGCTACTACGACGGCGACCTGTACGACGAGCGGCCGTGGGCGCGACTGGTCGGCGGCCCCAACTGGCATGAGGTTCGCATCACCCCCGACGACTTCGAGCAGCACATCGACAACGTCATCGACGTTGTCGGCGGCAGACACGTGGGACCCGGGATTTTCGGCCAGTACATGGTTGCCCGCTACGCATCCCAGTACGTCACCACCGTCCTGTCGGGGGAGGGCGGCGACGAGCTGTTCGGCGGGTACGCGAGGCAGGCGATCGTGGCGAAGGCGCAGGGGCTCCCCGTCAGGGTGCCCGACGGGTACGAGAACCTGACGCTGCCG